ATTTAAAGGACCATCAGGAGGAACATTTAAAGAATTTGTAAAATCACTTATGGCATGGGGCGAAAGAACAGGCAAATTAGATCCTAAATATGCTTATGTTGCAGCATTAAAAATATTAAGAGATGGTATAAAACAGCAACCATTTTTATATCCATCAGTAAATAAGAATACACCTCAATTAATAAAAGATATAAAAGAAATATATTCATGAGAGATATAAACAGCGCGTTATTGCAAGCATATTACGAGGTTATTGATGACTTGGATATCCCTGTTTTTGAAGGTGAGGAGCCTGATGATGTAAAGCACAAGATTTATTGTGTATTATCTGATGTGATTAACATTGAGTCATCAACAGACAATTCATCAGATACCACATCAACAATACAAGTATCAGTTCATTCGTGGGAATATAAATATAATAATAGTAAAGCTTTAAATAGTACGGTTGATAGTATTTTACAAGCCATAAAGCCTACATCTACATCAGTGCTTGATTTGTCAGCATATAATTTGCAAATGATGAATCTGAGCATTCAGACTGATAGGACAGAGAGATTTGGGGAGCTTGGTGGTAAGATATTTATCTCAAGAATATTGATATTTAAACAAAATATTTTCGTAATTTCATAACATAATAAAAAATCAAATAAAATGGCAGAACACAAAGTAGCAGGCGGTACAATGTTATTGTATATCGACTCAACAGGAGGCGATGATTATGATACAGTTGTTTGTCTTACCTCAGTATCAAAATCAGCATCAGTATCAGTAGTTGATGCATCATCAGCATGTGGACCAGATAAGTCACCTGGTACAGTTGAATTATCTTATGGATTTGAAGGTCAGCATTTGCAGGATCCTGCAGGTGGCAAGATTTCAGGAACTTCACTTCGTCAGTTATTGATGGCTAAGACCACAATAGGATGGAGCATTGAGCCTGAGAATCCAGTAGTTGGAGATGAGATTGAGTATGGCACTGGTTACATATCTGAATTAAGCAGCACTTATGCTTTTGATTCTGTAGGTACATTTACCGGTACTATTCAGCCTTATGGCACAAGTACTATTGAAATATTCTCGTAACCAACAACCACAACATATGAGTTATCTACAACTAGAACTAGGCGGCAAGCTTAGGGGTTTAAAATTTAATCAACTTGCGATTGAGATTATCAGTACTCACAATGACACTGCAACGCAATCAGGCTTCATGTATGCCATGATTTATGGCGGATTGATGGGCAATACTTACGTTAAGCGTGAGGAGTCAGATTATACCTTTGAGGATGTTTGCGATTGGGTTGATGTAATGGAAAATAAAGCTGATGTGATTGCAAAAGTTACTGAGGTATTGACATCAACGCAAGTGTGGAAGAATCTTGTGAAAGCTGGAGAAGAAATAACGGAAGAGAAAAAAAAAGTACAAGACAGCAATGCTTTGACAATCTAAAGTTTGCTTTAGGTAAACTAGGATGGTCGGCATACCAGTACTACACATCTTTACCTATTGAGTTTTGCGCAGCTGTTGAAGGATATTTAGAGAAGCAAACTGAACAGGCGAAAGTCATTCGATTTGCTTCATTTCGTATAGCAGAGAGCATGGCAGGAAGTAAGGCTGTTGGTTCAATAGAGAGGTTTTGGCCTATGCCAAGTGATGAAAAAGAACAAAGTAAAGTTGAGCCAATGACAAAGGATAGGTACGAGGCAATAATGAATCGTCACAATATAAAAATGAAAACGGATGGCTGAAGAAATAAAGATAGTAGCGTCAGCGGTTGGATTTGACCAAGTGAATAAGGCGTTAGATAGTACATCCAAAACACTTACACAAACATCAGAAGCGGCATCTAAGGCTGGTAAAGCTTTAAATACAGAATTAAAGACAGGATCAACACAGGCTTCTCAATCTATTACAAATTTATCGAGAGTTTTACAAGATGCTCCATTTGGATTTATTGGTATAGCCAACAACATTAACCCATTGATAGAATCATTTAGCAGATTAAAAGCTGAGAGTGGTTCTGTTGGTGGTGCATTAAAGTCATTAGTTGGTGGGTTAGCTGGAGGTGGTGGTTTAGGTATTGCTTTTGCGGCAATTACATCAGCTATTACATTTGCTCAGATAGGTCTTAGCATGTGGAGTAGAGGTAGTGAAAAAGCGAAAAAAAGTACTGAAGAGCTAAGTGACCAATTAGAAAATACAAAAGAATCATTAAAGGCTGTTACTGAAGAACTGCAAAATTTTATTAATGTAGCTGATTCTGCAGCTAGACTTAATGATATTAATATTAAGGCGAGATTTGATGATAAAGGCACACAAGATGTTTTAACAAGACAAGCAAAGTTTATTACTATTTCAGAGCAATTAGTTGCAGCTGAAAAGGCAGCAACAGTATCTAAAGAGAATTACTTAAGTGTAACTCGTGATGCTTTTGATAGTGAAAAAGATTATCAAGATGTTTTAAATACTGCATTTTCAGTATATCAAAAGGCAACGGATGAAGAGGTAAGACTTCGACAAGCAAGAGAAGAACAAGCAGCATCAAACAGATTAGCGGTAATTGAAGAAAGACGTTTAGCTGAAGAAAGAAGAAAAGCAGCACCAGCGTTTGAAAGAGAATTAAAGTTCAAGCCTGTTAAAGTTGACAAAGTAATAATTTCAGATAAAAAGATACAAGCTGAAATTGAAAAGGGTTTAGCAAAAATAACTGAACCTTTAATTGTTTCAGTTCCGATTGAGTTTATGCCTGAAAAAAACTTTGAGTTGTCACAGGATAAAGTTGATCAGTTAAATGCAGTATTTCAAAATGCAGCACAAAATATAGCGGTAGGATTTGGCGAAACTTTAGGAGCAGCTTTATCAGGTCAAGCAAGTATAGGAGATTTCTTTCAAGGTGTATTTCAAGAGGTTGGTGCCGCAATGGTTTCATTTGGTAAGTTAATGATAAAGTTTGCTATTCAAGTTGAAACAATAAAAAAGTTTGTTCTTGCTAATCCAGTTTTGGCAATTGCTGGAGCAGTAGCGTTGATAGCTATAGGCACATTGATAAGAAATGCTACAAGAACGCCAGCATTTGCAGTAGGTACAAGAAATGCTCCTGGTGGTATGGCTTTGGTAGGTGAGAGAGGACCAGAGATGATTAATTTGCCTCGTGGTTCTCAGGTAATACCTGCAGCACAGACATCACAGATGATGGGCGGAATTGGCGGAGCAATAGAAGTATTTGGAATGCTTAGAGGTCAAGATATTTACTTTTCTAATAAAAAGTACGGTCAAACTTATAAACGCACAACTTAATGACTTACGGCGAGATATATAATGCTAATTTTGATTCGTTTGAACAGTTGCTAACTTATAGATTAAAGATTTATAAGAAAGATTACACTGGTAGTATATCCAATATTTTATTAAGTGGCAATCCTATAATACATGAGTGGCAAGATGATGATCCAAAAGCACCAATCAAAGGCTCTACATTAAAAGTCAGCATATTAACAAGTCAATCAGGCATTCAATTAACAGACTTTTATAGTGAAGATGATTATGGCTTTGCTTGTGAGTTTATAAGAAAAGAAACTGATGAGGTTTTATTTCAAGGCTATTTACTTCAAGATGATTCAACTGAATTACAAGTTGACTTTACTCATGAGATACAACTTACTTTTACTGATGGACTTGGACTACTTAAGGATGTAACACTTGGCCAAGCTGCAGTTATTACAGGAGTTCCTACAACTTATTCATCAGTTACTGTTGAGAGTTATATTCCTAGTTTTTTAAGTGTAATAAAATCTAGCAATGCAGTATTTGCGCAGCTTAGACCTGGTGATGTTTTTACAATTACATCAGGAGGATTTATAGGAACGCATACAGTTATAGGTATTAACTTTTTGTCAGGCGTATATTACATACAGACAAATAACAATAACTTTATTATTACAGCATCTTACACAACAAATGTAATTATAACAATACCATATCCATTAACTGGTTACATTCCACTTTTAGATATTTACAAGCTTTGTTTAAAGGCAACTTATATTGATACAGGTTTATATTTTTACTCTAGATTGTTTCCGTTAGGAGGCACCAATGAAAGATTGCTTGATGATACTTTTGTGCAAGCTGAGACATATTTAAAAAATGGAGATTGGATGGATTGCTACACAATTCTTGAGCAAATAAATAGCAGATTTAATATCTCTTTATTCCAAGCTCATGGGACATGGGTCGCAGTTAGATGGGATGAGTTATATCGTTATACTACTGCAGCTGGAGTAAATATGCAGTATCATACTTACTCTAATAATTTTGTATATTCTGCCACAAGTGATACTAATGACAATTGGATATTTAGAGATGGAAGTGATATGGAGGTAGGAGTATTAAAGTCAGTTAATAGAGCTAATCAATTTGTAAGAGAGACATTTGACTATGTACAGCCTGAGTCATTGCTGTGTAATCACGATTTACAAGACTTAGGACCAATTATTCAAGAGTACAATTCAGGATTATACACTATAAGAGAATATGTACTAAATAGTTGGTTTAATGGACCATTCTCACCATATCCTGATAGGTTTATAAGAATTACAATTGACAATGATGTCACATCAGAAACTTTCGGACAAGAGCTTGATAGAACAGCTGTAGTTGTAAATAGCACTGGTGATTCAGCTCGGTCTGCAAAAAGTTGTGATATACCATTATCTGAAGGTGACTCATTAGAATATAGCTTTAGATTTAGAACAAGTGTAAGTCAACCAGGATCAGTTAATAATGTTTTTGCAGTATCAATAACAGATGGCACAACAACATATTTTGTTCAGAATGATGGCTCATGGGCTACAACTTTAGGATACACTTATAATACACCAGCAGGATCTAATACAATTGACTGGCAAAATGTAACTATTAAAAGTAATCCTGCGCCAATTAGTGGGATAGTTAATATTTACTTAGCAGAGGCTACACCTAATGGTGCAACACCTTCAACAGATGAAACACTTTATAATGATTTAACATTAGTAGTAAATTATCTTATTAATGGATCAGGTAAAGTCATTGGACATACTCACACAGATTCACAAGCAAATCAAATAAAAAATAACATTGATAAAGAGATATTTATCGATGATACACCAAGAACAAGCATAACCGGTTCATTGTATTTAGAGTCTTATACTAATTTGCTGCGTGATTTGACAGTTAGATGGCAGTATCCT